TGTTCTATCTGTTACTTGTTAACCTATATTATAGGCGGGATAGTCCTCTCGGCTATCCTCTCATGCTTTCACATGAGTCCAGAGTACCGCATCATGGTTTCCCATGTCTTCTCGCTTACTACGTTCACGCTGCAAGAAGCAGGAATGCTTCAGCTTGCGCCCTGTTGTCTCCGCCATTACACGCTGAGAGTTTCAAGTCCATCAGAGAAGATTTAAAGTGCCCAACTTATTTTCTAGGCACTGGAACGGAAAGCAATTTATAACTAAAGCTTTGCTGAACCGGAGCTGGGAGAATAGAAGTGGTTGTAGCCATTTATTTTCCTCATTTTAATTTGAAATGTAACCATCGGCTATGAAACATATCCGTGGAAATTATCAAAGAGGACGAATCTTTATATACGTCGAACGTGGATGCGACCCACAATACGCGAATGGTGAAGCTAGCGAATGCTTCATTACGCTAGCCCCATGTAAACATAATTTAATATTTAAGGAAAGTTTCTAATATCCCTTAGCAGATTCTTGCATCTCTTTCTGAAGTTGCTTCCTAAGTTCGGGAGTGAGACCCTTAGCAAAGATGTTAGCTTCGGATAGAGCACCTTGCCCGCGAATAGCCTGTGCAGAGACGGGTTTACCTTGATTTGTGGCTACCTGTTCTTTTTCTGCTTTGTAATTCTGAGATTTTGCAATGCCTAGAGCCTTTAGTGTTTTATAAGCTGAGACACCTTTTGCATATACATCCGATCCTGCGGTAAGAGAAGCAAATATTTCTGGCTCCATCTGTTTCAACTTATCAATATTTTCCTTTGACACTACCGATTCAAAATCAGAAAATTTAGACTTAAGCCGATCAGGAATAGAAGCTGCTTTCTCATTCTCATATCGTTTCTCTAGAGCTTCTAACTTCTTATATACATTTATTAATGCTTGACCTTCTACTATGTCCTCACGATCAATTCCATAGTCATTTTCAACTTCTTTTTCTTCCGCCTTTGGCTGAGAATAACGATTTTTCCACTCTCGTAGTTCTTGGTTTTCTCTTTCAATCTTCTCTTTTTCCTCTCGTAGACGTCTAAAGTTTTGCTCTTTATCGCTATTCGATTCTTGTGAGGATGATTCAATTTCTTCTTGTTGTGGATTGGATTCTTGAGAATGAACGACTTCCTCTTGCTGAATCTCTTCAGCTACGTTCAGTTGGTTATCTACCATTTGTGCTCCAGTTGCGTTCGACGAAACGCGATGTACGTCTATGTTTAAAATGTTTAAATTTTTACGGTGTTATATTAAAAGCAGTTCGTTGTTTAAGCGACGGCATAGGAGATCAAGATTGCCACTAGTAAAATCTTTTACCATTTTTAAGAGGTGCCTTTCATCTTGTTCCAATTCTTTTTCTTTCAGAGGAAGCCACTTACATGTAGCCACATCGGGAACGGTCCATATGTATTTTATTTTTTGATCTTTACGCCTGTAATGATAAACAGTTTGATCAAACTCAGGAGTGGGACAGGATTGTCTTGGGAAGAAATACTGATGTACGACATTAGTGAGATGACGCTCCTTTTTGAACAATACGACGATGAAAAAGTCTCCTTCGATTGCTGGATGGTTGAGACCTGCAGCTACTGCGTCCCAAATTTGTTCCTCGTAAGACTTTTTTGATTGTGTTCCACGATGGATTTCATTTTGCAATTCATCAGATGTTGCATCTACTGGAGATTGTCTCGCTAGCTCAACTGAGTGAGCACCTAAAGTTTTTTTAACTGAAGATGCTGCCTTATCTGCTAAGTTCTCCGTCATAGCTCTCCCTATTTCTTTTTAAGCTTTCTTAATGTAAGAGCGAGCTCCGCTCTCTTTTCGGTAAGCTTTGAAACACCCTTACCGGCAGCTGCTTTTTTAAGCTTGGATACTGGGATATCTTTCCCTGCTTTGGTTCCTAGAGTTTTTCTCAATGCGCCCTTAGTGGATGGCTTAATAGCCTTCTGTATCCATTTTTTATCTTTCATGCTATCATTTCCTTATGAAAAAAGTTGAAAAAACTTGCCCTATCTGTAGTATTAAATTTTCCGTGCCATTCTGTCATCAAAACAGATATATTACATGTGGATGGAAGTGCGGAGGTATATTTCGACGTAAACCTCGTATCCTTAATACTTGTGAGCATTGTAAGATTGAATTTGTTTCTAAAAAAACCCCTACAAAGCCGCAACGTTTCTGCTCTCAAAACTGCTCTGCACAAATAAAAAAAACAAAAGTACAACGAGTCTGCGTTGAGTGTAATAAATCCTTTGAGATTGCTCCGAACAGGCTCTTGCGAAGCAACACTCATGGAAAATTTTGTGGACGAACTTGCCTTCTTAAAAAATGGAATCGAGATTCTATTAAAGCTCAGAAAGCCGGTTGCTATCGAAAAAACGCATGGAGAACATATGGCAAGTATTGTCATGATTGTGGAAATAAAGATGAGAGGGTACTCGTCATTCATCATATAGATGGAAATAGGAAAAACGGGAAACTTTCCAATCTCATACCTGTATGTCACAATTGTCATTGTATTAGACATTGCGAGATGGGAGATGGAAGAGTATTCTCTGGTGCCCGATAATCCCTGAATCCATTTCTTAGCCATGATTATTCCTTATATTTCTTCCCTTTGATATCCCTTATCAATTCTTTATCTTCTTTGATCTCTTCTTTTAGATGCGAACGTTGCTTTTTATAGCCTTTCATATCTTTTCTTAGATGTTCAATAGCTTTTTTTTCGACTCTACGTTTCATGATTTAATATCCTTTTTCTAACTCAGGATGCACATAAGTCCATTGGATTATTTGAGTTGTACACTTCTTTTTAGAATAATTCATTTGTTTATATCTGAACAACTTAGAGCCTTCTATTTCTGCCAAGATGTCTGTGCCTTCTTGCGGCTCATTCTCATCTAGAGACCACCATAGTCTAGGAGGGTCAATAAGATCCCTCCAAGCTACTATTTCATCTTGATCAATATAGGGACAAGGATGATCCCATTCTTTTCCATTCCAGGAGGATATATGAATAGTAATTCCATCACTTACATGCACCAAAGTGCCAGGAGAGGGAAATTCGTTCGCAACTTTATACCAGCTCATAGTATTTATACTTTAAATGCTTGGAAGAAAGATGCAAGGAAAAACTTAAGCTTTTGGATGAATAAACACCACCGATTGAACTTGGTGGGTTGTCTGTATAAATGAATTAGTTTAAAAATTTCCAATTCTTGAGATTTATCTGTAACTTTAAGTTCTTGTAACTCTCTAACAATTAATAACAAAGCCTCTTGTGTAGGTTTGTTTTTTATTAAAGAAATTTGCTCATCTAAAGATTCGGGAATAAACATAAATGATTAAAAAAAACCTACCACCTGTCTAGGGAGGATCACGATGGTAGGAATAGATACCTATTTTTTTCTTGAAGATTTGTCCATTGATTTAACTGCTGAATATGCATGTCCACTCATCCTTTTTGCCATTCCTTTTGATTCGTCTCTACGAGATTTAAGGGATTGGCTTTTAGGTCCACGGTGGCGCTCACCAATAGATTCATCGAGTCTATCTGAAAACCCTTGTTTTCTTCTTTTCATCTCAAACCTTTTTTGTTTTCAATGTTGTTCGTTTCCATGATTTCGACCTCAGACATGGAAGCACGGGGCTCTGATGATTTCAGAGTCCTTTTCTTCTTCTTATGCTTGGAAAGACCTGGAACCACCATTTCAGCAATTCTATAGGCCTCTCCCCGAGGTCTAGGCATAGCCATTAATACTTGTCTTCTGAAGCAAAGCGTTCCATTTTACCGATATCTTCACTTCGTGAGTCATCAAGACCACGGATTGAATCATCAAGCTCATAAGCATTCATGTACTTATTTTTTGGATATGCTTTTTGAACAACACCTTGTGGAAGGTTCGCTACTGCAGAGTGATCTTCTGAGATCATTCCATAGAACTGAGAATCCATTTCTCTAGCCATTTCTTTCTCCTTTAGCACTTACTGCTAATTCTTCTATATTTGGGGTTTCTACTTTTAGTTCATTGCTCTTCTCGGAAGCCGATTCGGATTCCTTGATTTGCTCCGTTAACCTGAAGAGATTCTCCAGGTGAGTTAAGTCCATGGAATCAAGTTCTTTCATGGCCTGGACTTTATGTAGAGTACCGAGTTCCTTATCTTTTTCAGATTCAGCTAACCTTTCTATAGCTAACGCCCTATTCTCTACAACTCTTGATGCTCTCTCTAAGCCTAAACCTGTATTGGCTTCAGCTTTAGATTCTAAATCTTTAATTTTTGCTTGCTGTTCTTGCATAGCCATTTGCATTTGCAACTGTTGCATTTGTTGTTGTTGTTGCTCTTGTTGCTCTATGGCTTCTATTAACTGTTGTTTATTTTGTAATGTTGAAGATTCGATTAAGAGATTTGTAGGAACAGGAACGCCTAGTTCTCGCAAAGAGAGAAGCTGTTTGAACTGCATTTGTCTTTGAGTAGAGGTGTTTAGACCTTCTTCTACTACTGCATCATATTTACCAAATGCTTTGGAGTAAAATTGAGGTGAAGGCTTTTCTGCAATGATTCTCTGAATCTTACCTGGTGAAAAGTTGTACTGTATTAGATCGATGAAGATCCGTCCTAAAAGCTTTTGAGACATGTCTAACTGATCAAACAGGACTTGGAGTGTTGTTAGGCCAGCACCTTGCCTAAGCATCGAGAGGATGCCAGATTTGTCGTCTTCAGCAGATCCAAGGAGTTCTTCATTTACTCCTGAAATCTGCTGTATCTCTTCACCAAGAATTTTAGATAGCTCAATCATGGAAGGAGGTACCTGAGGAGCCTGGATCTGCTTTGCATCCATCATGGAAGCTTCTTCTTTGAGAGCAAGACCTCTTCCTTGTCCGTTTAGGAATACATCATCAGGATTGACTAAGGCGTTCTCTTTGTATTTCCAACCAGAGTTGATTTGAGATTCTAGGATATCTAGTTCTATTACCTTACGGCGATTATAAAGATACTGAGCGTCTCTTAAACCTCTAACTACACCTTGAATGCGCCAAGGAAAGTCTGGAAGCTGAGGCTCGTAATAACCAAGAACTGGAACGAATGGGTAAAGATCGGTTCCCATTGGATTGACTCCATGAAACATTACTTTTCCCTGGACCACAATACCTAGCTTACATGTAGGAATGTCTTGTTCAATTACTGTGATCTCTTGAAACTTCTGAACAAACAACTCCAGATCTTCATCTGTTCCTTGCCATTCCATTGTCTCGCCAGTATTGATATCAACTACAAGCTTTTGCTTTCGATAAGTTCGATACCAATATTCATCGTAGGTTAATAGATCTTCTTGTCCAAAGCTATAAGACTCGGGCATGTACTGGAACTTACCGTCTCTGGTGCCCCTTGAGGATATCTCATCTAATTTAGAGGCCTCATCGGGTAGTAAAGATTTTATCTGAGTCTTTGTGAGCCATTTCCTTGTCCATATGAAGTTGCAATCCGATAGATCATGCTTCTTAAAGAATGGATCAATTAGATATCCGTTGTAAGAGACATTATCTACTCGAATATTACCGTTGATTGGATCTTCTCGATAGTCCATCCACACGGAAAGTAGGTTCATCCCTGTTGTTACTGCCCCATCAAATGCCTCAGAGATGGTCTCTAGAGTATTATCTTTGGTCATAGCCCATAACAAGATCTTAGAGAATTGATCGGATGTTTTCTCATCAGAGTTCTCAACTGGAACGGTGATAGTAGACTTTCGGTTTTTACGTTGATAGCCTGTAATCATGTTACAAACTCGTCGAATGCGATTGAAGTTGAATACTCGTCTTCTAAAAGCAGGAAGATTACCGTATACGTCATTCCAAAGTGTCTGGTCACCAGCTTTGAATCTTGAGTCGATATCTGCTTCAGACCAAAAGCTTTGATTTATAGTGATACTTTGTGCGTAGGTTTGCTCCATGCGCAACTTAAGTGACTTATCTATATCAGTGGTTTCTTTCCAGAAGCTGTTATCACCAGGATTATTCCAGAGGGTCATTTAATTACTCCGTACATCATCGAATTCCTCCATCTCTGAAAAAATGGGGCAAATTCCCCTGGTTTCCATGCATTACTTTTTGGTAACGCGCCTCTAGTTCTTCAGCTGACAGCCCATCACGAGTCTTAGGTAACGAAATAGCTAAATATCTCATGGAATCACAAAAATGGCTAGACCAGTCATGCAACGGCCGTGGTTTGTATACTTTTCTTTTTATATCATACTCTTGTCTATAATTCTCTAGAGCTTTTATTAATGGTGCACATTTTTTTTCGTCTATCCAGAGCTTTGAAAATAGTGAACGAACTGACTCTATCCCATCTGGAATGGATAAGTCATCTGCAATGGAAAACTTAATACCGAGCTGTTTTGCCTTCTCGATTCGAGTCATTCCTGATCCCCATTCGGTAACTCTGATGTCATGTGGAGCTACATGAATTCCATACTGATAAGGCTTAGAGGCTATTACTTGTGCGTAGTGTTCTAATCCCTCTTTGGAGTTCTCATAACAGTCAATAAGACGTATGGTCTGTCCAATGGTTTGGAAGAATATGATACAGGTTGAGTCCCTTACTCCAATATC